TTGATTCTGGTCTTAAAACTTTTCGACCAAAAACGTGTAGTCCTCTAACGACATCAGAGAATGATTCAGTTGAACGTACCACTTCAGTCTTTGCGATGTGAGACGCTGTAGAAGTACTAGAGATATGTCCTGCCATGATAACGTTTTCAGAAGCGTCTGTAGCGACACCTGATAATGTTACTTGGTCAGTACCTGCTGTACTATTTAATGCAGTAGACTTGTAGCATCTGAATCCTGCAAGTGTACCCGGAGTTGCAAGTCCGTTTCTTAGGTTTGAAGACGCATCGCCAGTTACCTGTACTTCTGCCATCTTGTTACCTGCCTGAAACATCTTCTCGTAGAAGATTGGAGGAGCAACAAACCATCTGTTCTCTTCTGGTACAGACTGGTCATCAAGCACTCTAGCCATTAATAGCATGAGGTTGATACCTGCATCATCAGCTTCCACGTTAATTGGAGCAGATGCTGTACCTAAAGCTGAATTAGTAGTTGTTAATCCACCTGATAAACTTGCATCGTCAGCACCTGCAATACCTGCACCGTCTGACATAGCCTGTAGTATGTTGGCATCGAATTTTCTCTTTAGAGCAAAAGCACCTGAAGAAGTTGCTAACGCTTCAAAGTTGACATGTGAATGTCTTTCTTCGATGTCATCGATTTTAAATGCAAAAGCATTTGCTTGGTCAACGGTCATTGTTACCTGATCGTCTGCCAAGTCTTGAGGGTTAACAACAGAACCTCTTGTGTACGCTGACACAGTAAGTGTTGGTTCTTTTATGATGTTAACAGTGTCGCCAAAGTTTTCAATTTCGCCAGTATAGTCGGTATTCGTAATATCTTCTGCAACCGAAGCTCTACGGAAGAACTTAAGAACTTTTTGACTAAAAATTGAGGGAGCAAAGTTACCTGACGGTAAGTTAGCATACCCTGCAGCTGTATCAAAAGCCATTTTCTTATCCTTCCTCTATTTGAGGTTAGTTATTGAGTTATTCGCCCTTCTGCTCGTGCTTGATCAATTTCTTTTTCAAATTTCTCAAATTCCCACGATTTCAGTCTGGCGATGTCGGACATCTTCCAAATCTTTTTGTCTCCACTTTTTTCACCAATTACATCTCTTGCTTGAGGAGATTTAACTGCTGTTGCTGCAGAAACATCTGGTTTTTTAGATGCTTTTTTCGTAGTGATTCCCATATCTGCTTTGTACAAATCAATCACACGAGAAGCTAAACGAGCATTAGTGTTGTTTTTTAAAATACCATCACTAATTGATTCGGGTTGTTCATCTAGCCAGTTTAAGAATTTTTCATCCCCTTTGATGTCCTCAAAGTCAGAATGTAAACTCTTTAGCTCACGGTAAGCTACCTTAACCAAACTTTCTTTTTCACGAGCCTTAATTGTTTCAAGCTCACCCTTAAGTTCTTGGGATTGTTCATTTGCTTTCATAGACGCAATAGTCTGAACAACATCATAAACATCTGGGTATTCTTGTTGAAACCTTTCTAGCTCTTCTGGAGTTTTTGGTAGAGTAACATTGTTTTGAGTAGCTACCTCTTGCATCTGTTGCTCTTTGCTTTTAAACTCCTGTATCTTTTGATCGTAGTGACGCTTAAGATCATCATAACGTTTTTTATAGTCATGTTGTTCTTTGGGTGTCTCTTCTTTTTCACTAGATACAAAACTTGTACTTTCTTCTTGAGTAGCTACTTCTTCTTCTTGAGTAGGGTCTTGAGCTAGTACTTCGTCGTCTTCTTTGTCCACCTCTTCACGGTACTTATTTTTGTAAAGGTTTGGATTGTTAATTACTCCAAAGGAGTCGTTTGGTTTATTGGCTCTTGAGCCACGAACTTGTTTTGCCATTGTTATTACCTCATATATTGCAGTGCCACATGGCTGCGGGTAGCTGCTTCGGATGTCAGGGCCAGTGATATTACTGGGTAGCTGACTAATTTTATTTAGATGTTACTTTAGTAGGAGGCTCTGCTCCTTGCATAATATCCAATAAATCATTTAAAACTTTTTGTGAATAGTTTGCACCTTCTCCATACGATGCTAATGCTTTTTCTATTGTTTTGTGATCGCCTAATTTGTGCATAAGCACTCTGTCGGCAATTTTATCATAGTATTTTTTATGTAATTCAGAATCAATAACCCCTCTTCCGTAAGGTTTTAATCCTTTTTCTTTTTTGCCATATATCTTTCTTGAGCTAACATTTTGTCTACTAAGTCCTCGTTTTAAAGTTCCATATAACTCTTGATTTATTTTGTCTTCGCCTTGTATTAACAAAGCTTCTATGTATTTTTTTTCATCTTTATCTAGTGTGCCATACTCAGAGCTTCTGTTCTTAAAATCTTGTAAAGTTTTGGCTGTTATTTGCATAGGACCAAATGCTGAACTAGATTCTCCCTTTTTAGCTTTTACCCCTGTAAAGATGTAGGGGTACTTTTCAAAACCTTGTATCTCTGTTCTTTTAATTGCTTTCTTTATATCGCCAAATTCATAGTCACCAAAATATCTTTGCTGATCTAGGTTCATTGCAACAGGCTCATCGGATACTCCGGGAATAAACGAATCCTCGTATTTATTTATACTAGGTCCTGCAGTATTAAGATTTGGTCTACGAAATAAAAATCCTTGCTGTGGATTTGGTATTCTCATACCTTCGTTTGCTTGATACTTGCCTTGATCTGTTGGCTCATCTATTTGCGACTTAAGACGAGTTACTTCAGGTTTACCCACATTGTTCATTGCTTCTAATATTTTGTATCCCTCTTCAGGATTACTTGGATTAAAAGCTTCAATGTATTCTTTTGGAATGTAAGTTTCGGAAGATGCTACCAATAATGGTACTTGCTTACCTACTGGTATTGTAGGTTTTCCTACGCTTATGTCAACCCCTTTGTTTTTTAAATTAGTTTCGGCTTGATTAATAAATGCAAGTATAGGCTTTCTGAATTGTTCGCTAGTAGGTCCATTTATTATAAAATCATTTTCTCTTGCTTCAAGATCGTACCTATCTCTGACTGTATCTGTCTTTAAAAAAGTATCTTCAGGTTTTATCAAACCTACACCTTGAATAGTTATTTTTTTAGGTGTCTTAGAAGTAAACCCTTTGTTTTCTCCTCCACCATAAGCTTTTTGTATACGACCACCATATGCAGTAGAAAATCCCATATCACTTGAGCTAGGACTACTTGGATCAGAACCTCCCCCATCATTTCCCCCACTATCATTGTCTACATAGCTTGGAACATTTACTCCCGTTGGAACTCCTGTTATGTTGTCCATATCAATACCTAAATTGATACCCATTGGATTAACTTGACTTTGTTGTGCGTCTATGTCTGTTTCAAGACCCATACTAGGTGCTGAAACATCTGTAAAGCTACCGTCTTCTACGTTGCCTGCTCTGTTATTACTTGCAGTTTTTCTGTCTTCTAAAATCTGCTCAAACGGAGTAATTGTATAATAGTTATTTGGTTTAATAGTGCCACTAATATTTAATGGATTTTTTATGTTAGGGTTGTACCCTAATAGTTGTGCCTTTAAAGATGAATTTATCTTCATATCTAATATAGTTTTTTCATAGGCTTCTTGTTCTTTAGACAAAGGTGTGGACATGTCAAAACGACCACCTGATTTTTGATAGTCTGTGTATGCACTCCCTAATGCTCCACCTTTGTTTTCTAAATTAGTTAATTGTTCTCTTATTCTTGATGATAGTACGGGATGAGGTTGTGCTATGCCTTGAACAACAGAAGTTCCCGGCTTTGTGCCTACTACTTGATTTTCAAACATACCAACGGCGTATCCTTCTTGCCCAAGTGCGGCTCTTGCCGCTACATTTTGCATGTTTTTTTTACTATACTCGCTGCCTATTGCAGTTAATCCACCTAAAGTACTAATTCCCATAGGTAAGTTACCCATAGCTCCCGATATGTCACTAACTCTGTCTGTTGCTGTTACGACATTAAAACTTGTTGGAAATGCTAGCTCATTTTTTATAGCTGTTGCTATCATGCCTTTCCAACCTGTTTCCTCTGGCTCTTTTTCGGATGGAATATAAGCTTCCATACCTCTTCCTTCAATCGGGGTAACATTAGGCATTTCATTTCTCTTGCCCGTGTATGGATTATATCCCGGACTGTAAAAGTCGTCTCCTCCGTCTCCTGTATCTGCAGGCTGTACTTCCATACTTTTTTCTGGATTAACAGGGGTTCTATATTGATCAAACTGATCAGGCATAGGAAAGCTAGGTCCTCCTCTCTCTTTAAAAGGGTTAGCAAAAGGTGCTAACATGTAAGGACTTGTAACGTTACCTCCCGGCATATCTGCTATACCCGACTTTACGCCCATATTAAACAATCTGTTTTGTAAATAATTATTTAAAAAATCTGACACTTAATTATTCTTTACCTTAAATGCTGCTTCATAATCTAACTTAATACCTTTAAGCTGTTCCAGTGAAGTTATCTTCCCCTGCAGACGGAACACTTCCAGTTCCGATCTGGCCGCCACCAACCCCTGAAGGGTCATTTGGATTTGCTCCTGCAGGTACTCCTCCAGACTGTTCCACGCTTCCTTGTTCCCCAGCAGTGGACTGAGCTTGCTGGCTTGCTGCTTGTTGAGCATCTTGTTGTAACCCTTTCAGTATTTCTGCAAAGACCTGTGCTTCACTAACGTCATTAACTAAGCTATCAGGATCAATGTCTTGAGCTATGGCTAATTCTCTCATTAAGTTTGGTATCTTAACAAAAGGTGCAAGTGTAGGATTAATTGCTGTTTGTAATAATGTTGTTAGTCTTTGACTTCTTACTTCCTTTTGCATAACGGCAGCTGTGCCACGAGGTTTAATTTCAAGATCACCTTCTATGTCTGGAGCATCATCATTAAATTGCATGTTCCATTGAAAGTAAGCTTCTCCAAGTGGTTTAAGTAAATAATCATCTATGTTTTTTATAACAGTTTTAAGTGATAAACTTGCACTACCTAGTAACATAGATAACCCTGAAGCAGTACGACCTGTACCTGTTACTCCAGTTTGTCCGTGCATAATAGATGGTATGCCTGTTTCTTCGTCAGCTAACTGTCTTGATATTTGATACATCTGTATGTTTTCGTTTGCTGTACTTGGAAACTTAAGACCGTTGATTGCAGTTCCTGTTACGCCAGACTGTCTTCGGAATATTTTTCCGGGAAAGATGTCCATGTTTTGTCCGGGAACTAGACTTGCTTCGTCTACATCAAATACTAAATTACCTGCAAGTGCTAGATTATCAATAGCCATTCTTACGTGACCATTCATAAGCATCTGTGCATCTTCCATGTTTTCTGCTACACCTACTCCCCATACTTGGTATGGATGTACTTCATAAGGTATAACTTGGTAAGGTATTCTAGCAGGAGTAAATGGATTAAGCACACATCTAAGTACATGATTACCACATATCCATGCGTTAATTTGAACTTGATCTAACTCTGTCATGTTGTCAGGAATATCTAAACCAATCTCTGTAGCAAACTTTGCATCAAGAACTCCCCAATACTCCAACACTTCATACCTATTGTCTACATAAGCTGGTTCAGTATCTTCATCTCGTATTGTATTTTCATAATATTTTTCTTCATAGTTTGAACCTTTTGCAAGACATTCTTCTATTGCTTCTCTGTAGAAAAAGGGTAAACTTATAAGGCTACGAAGTTGCTGTCTGTTCATACGATGTCTTTGTATTACATACTCAGCATCTTCAATATTTGTGGCAGATGGATCGGGGTGAAAATCCCATACAGATACAGATTCTATACGAGGTACTAACTTCTCATACGGAACATACTGTCTGCCATCCATTCCTTTTTCCCACTTGTGTATTCGTTTATTAAAGTTTAAAGGACCCTTTACAATGCCTGTTCCTAGTAGACAAGATTCAAATATAGCGTTACGCAGTACATTTACTGCATTTGTATCTAATAGTTGATCGTGGATATATTTTTCTAAATTAAGAGCTGCCTTTTGAGCAGGACTAATTTGAGGTTCTCCTGCAAGAGAAGGTCCGGGAGCTAAAGGAGAACCTTGATACCTTTTATCAAGACCCCCTAAAAAATCTAAACCTTGCGATGCTTGAGTAGCTCCGGGAGCTAGATTTCTACCGTCGCCATTATAACCATAAGGGTCTGGTATAATATCATCTAAAGGTGTTTTCAAATGAGCAAATTCGGCTATACCTTCAGGCACAGGAGTAGGCTCAACCACGAGTGGGAATTTTTTGTTAGAAAACAATATATCAATTATCTGACCATACGCAGCAAGAACTTTAGTCTTCGTTATTTTTATGAAGACTTTTGATCTTTCTGAATCACGGTATTGTGTAGTTGAATCATACACACCACGAAAGTTTTTAAAAGCTTGCAACCATCTGGTTTCAAACCCTTGTCTTCCATTTTCAGAATCTTGAAATTTAGATTTAATGTGTCCACACAGTCCGGGCATTTGTTCCATAGGATTTTCTACGGGAACTTGTGTCTCGTTTGCAGGTTCTAAGAAATTATCAGACATATTTAGTCCTTATTTAGAAGTAGTTTTTGTCGTCAGCCATCTTAAAAAGAGATGCTTCTACTGTAGGTTTAGACTGCTTCTTTGGCATATCAACTTGTAACTCATTGTTACCGTTGTTAGACATATCAAAGTCTTTACCTTCACGAGTTAACTGGTTTGATCCCATAGGGTCATTAACGGAAGTTTTATCGGCGTTCATTATATATGAAGCACCGTAGTTATAGTTATTGTTTGGCATTTTATGTTGCTCCTAAAAAGCTATTGGATTTTAATTGTCGTTCTGTTTCATCACGAAGTTCAGAACGATTTGGCTTAGTTACAAAGCCGGGAGTTATATCTGGCTTGCCACCAGACAATACATTTGATAAAGACGGTGCAGTGTCTCGCCTTTTAGTTTCTAGTCTTCTTGCTTTTAGTGGTACATCGGATGTAGGTAAAGCACTTTTTCGAAACATGTCAGTGTCTGACAGCCTACGATCATCTCTATATATTGGTCTAGCTGTCATACTAGGATCAGTAAAATAATTCCTTTCTACATTTTGTCTAGCCATGCTTTGTACTTCTGGCATATTTGTATCAGACGTAGGTAGCACAGAAGCTGACATAGCAAACGGACCTGTTCTAGCGATAGCTTTAGGTGCAGACCTTAGTAGTGCTGCGGCCGTACCTTCGACTGCAGTCTCTGTAGCAACATCTTGTACAAGCTCTGCTGCTTGTGCTGAAGAACTTACAAAAAAGTATCCTGCTCCTGTCAAAGCAGCAACTCTTGCAGGAGTAAAATTTTTACCTGTCTGGGGGTCGATGTTATCTGTAGAAACTTCAACCATTCCTTCTTTAGCATTTTGACCAGAAAAATTGTCTGCACTAGGAGAATCATCAAAAAGAATCTGCAACTGTTTTCTACCTTTTTCTGCCCTTTCAGATTTAGTCTGTTTTGCTTTTTCTTTTTTGAACTCTTGTTCGCCTATTTCTAGTGCTTCTTTAGCTTCTAAATATTTTGGCATGTTTTCAGATGCTGTAACTGTGAGTTCTTGATTCTGTAATAAATTTTGTGTTTCTTGAACTTTACTTTGCGAAGTTTCTAAATTTTTAGCTGCAATAAATGCTTCATCACTCGCTAAAGCTTTTGCTTTTTTTGCTTCTATTTCTTCTTGGCTTAGCTCTATCTCTACAGTCTTACCCGTTGTCTTTCCATCAAAATCTTCGACGGGATACACAAAGTCTTTGTTACTTTCAAAAGGCGATCCCATTTGAAACGCTAAATCTTGTGCAGAAGTAACTCCCAAAGATTTTGCAAGAAGTTTTTCAAATTCTAATAACGCATCTTTTCTATTGTTGAACGCTTTTTCATCTACAATGTCCGTATAGAATATGCTCATAACTGTGTCTGCGTCAAGGGATGTGCCTTTGTGACCTATAAGAGCAGATGCTATTTCTGGCTTTTTAAGATCATTTGCCATAGCCGATGCAAATATTCTTCTTATGTCTGTAAAACCTTTAGGGTTTTTTATTAGTTTTGATCTTACACTGTCGGGTAGATTAGGATATATATAATTATCTAGTGCTTCTGCTATATCCTCTGTTCCTATGTTAGGAAACAATTCACCTTGAACAGCATTTTTGTACCTTCTGTCAAGTACAGATTTTAAGAACGGACCTAGTTGTTTTTCAGGACCTTTCTTCTTTTTTCCTCCCCCTATTTCTATGTTTGGAGCTTGTAATGTTCCAGTATCAACGTCATAGTAAGGTCTTATAGGATACTCTGCAGAAGCTTCTTCAAATGAAGATTGTATACCCCCAACGTCTGCTCCCCTATACCCTATCAAAGCAGTTATAACAGCGTCTCTTAAAATACCTCCGTCTTCTTTGCTAGGGATACTTTTTATGCTTGTTAATATTGTTTTTAACACACCTTCAGGAACAGCACCTTCAGCTAATTTTCTTGTTCCTTTTCTTATAGGTCGTGGTAATTTTGTTTGTGATTTTTTAGTTTTATCATACATAGATTGGTATGCTTGTATTTCTTTTTCTGCAAAAGGTTTAGCTTTTACCATTTCTTCATATGAACTATCTAAGGTAACACCTTTTTTAAGCGTTTTGCTTAGTCTGCTTGTTATCGCTATTAAGTTAGGAGCATCCTGTTTAATACCTACATCTTGAAAAATACTTTTTATCTTTTTAGCTAGGGGTGCTGTATCAGGGTCTTGTAACAAAAAATTATCAACAGGAACGCCGTCTGTATACATTTTGTTAAGAAAATAAGTTTTTACAGTGGTATCCCCTTCTTTTACTTTTTGGAATATCTCTTCTTCTGATGGTATGTTGCCATCAGGAAACAATGTTTCCACAAAGTCTAAAAACTGTTTTTTTCTATTTTTGCGTCTTTCTTCTTTTGATAGAGCCATCTATTTAATATCCAAATGTTTCATTTTGCACCTGATAGACCTGAGCCTTGATGCCATTAAGCGTTTGATGAATCGCCGCATACCCTGTCATCCTTGTCATCAACATATATCTTAGAGCATCGTATGCGTGATCTTCTGCTTTAGTGTCTACGTCTTCGCTGTTAGTTTTGGAAAGAGGAATTGCTGCCAATTGCTTGACAGTGTTGCTACAATTAGAAAACACTCGTAATCTCGGTTCTTCTGTTCTTGGGTCATCAGCAAGCCTACGATGTATTTCCATTTTGCCTTGTATTCTATTACGGTCAGAGGGTGTCCAACGAACTCCACATCTCATCATCGTTTCTGCTATGGAAGGACCAAAGCCTGTCTTGTTCCAACAAGAAGCGTCAAGTACTGTATAGTGGGGTAAAGGGTCGAGCTGCTCTGCTTCTAGTATTCTATCAGCTAATTGTTCTGCTGTCAACTGTTTTACGTACAGTTCACGATAAATCCATATATTGTTATCCCAGTCAATAGCACCCCACAAGACACAAGAAGGACTTGC